TCAAGATCGCCGTCATCAATAGCAAAATTTCCATTTGATTTTAATTGCGCTCTATCAGCTGCATTCGACCGAAATCTCAAACGATTATTGGTGTTGTCATAATTTATACCACCGATATTGTCATCATCTGTGTCACCTAAATTTAAAAATGCATTTTGATTGTTTGCAGATACAATCGAAAATTGAACACTAGAACTAGAATTAACTAACTCCATCTCTCTTGCGGGTGAAGTTGTACCTATACCTAATCTGCCAGACGAGTCTATAACTACGTTTGTCTCAGCATTTAAAGTATTAGCAGAACCAGAACCAGTAATAACTCTGTTATCTGCATTACTGTTAATTGTTGTACTGCCGACTCCTGTTAAGCCAGAACCATCACCCGAAAAAGCTGTTGCTGTTAATGTTCCATTTGATGAATTGAAAGTAAGATTTGAACCTGATTTAGGGGGAAGATCTCCTGTTGCTGCTGTTACAAATAATGGAAAACAAGTTGTATCTGAAGATTCATCTGCAACTGTAACATTTGTTGAGGCAACGCCAGCAATAACAGTATTTAAAGCTGTTCCACCAACTGTGATTGCATCAGCTTCTAGTGTTCCATCAAAATCTCCATTGTTTGCATCTACATCACCGACAAAAGTTGTCGCGGTAACATTTCCTGTAACTGTCAAACCAGAAGAAGAAAAACTTCCTCTTGTAGTGCCACCACAAGAAACATCTAAAGTATTAGCTGCACTTGAAAAAATACCAGTGTCTAAATCATCACGAAAACCTAAGGCTGGTGCGGAGTTTGAGCCATCTTCTAAAGTTAATGTTCCGTCAAGCTGCAATAAAGTAACCCACCCATCATTAGCACTATTTCTAATTTTTAAAACACCATCGTTAGTATCAGCCCACCATTGATAAGCATATTTAGTAGAGGGTTCAGATGAAGATGAATTATTACTAACTATTGCAGCTAGAGCATTATTAAGGTCACTTCTAAAATTCGCTCCTGAGGCATTATCAAGTACGTAGTCGTGTGTTGCCATTTCAAGTCAATTTTTATTTAAGGTTATCATAATTTAAGAGCCTCGACCAAAACCCACAGCAGTATATTTAAAATTCCTATCAACAAAACTAGATCCATTTTTTATATCTATCGAAAATCCAGTCGAACTTATAGACGACAACGTAAAGAAATCTCCTGATTGTGCGTTTTCTATAACTATTCCTATAGTTGGTAATGCTGCATTTGCACTTACACTTGTACCACTAAAGCCTGTAAAAAACTTATTTGTAAAAGTCACAGCTTTAGACGATGTACCAGAGGCAATGACAGAGTTAACAGTCTCTACTCTTCTATTTAAAGTAGCAGTATAACCAAGTTCTTTCAAAAGAATAGTTTGGGCTGGGTCGCTGGAAGATAAATTTACTTTGAATTTAAACCCTCTCCCTCTATGCGTTCCACTAGCAAAAGTATTAAATGAACTAAACTCTGCACCATAAGTACAGTTACCACTTGTTGTTTGGCTGGTTGCAGCAGTTAAGGTAAATGTATTTGCATTAGGGACTGTTTTAATTTCATAATTTCCGTCAACTCCATTCCCTGATGTAAAATCAACAACAACAAAACTTCCAACCGAGTAACCATGAGAAGATTTTGTGATTGTTATTGTTGTACCTGATTGTGCATATGTGCCAGAAGTAGACAATGCTGGATCTTGCGTTGTTGATGCCACTAACAAAGAAGCATTTGTGCTGAAGGCTGTTAGCTGGTCAATATCGTCCCAAGTGTCTATAAGTGCTGTTCTTTGATCTATTAAAGAACCTGCATAAAAAGACTCTGTAACAAAATGTCTTATCAACTTTACGTCCATTGTTGAGCCTAAGTCTAAAGGGTTGGCAAATTCATACGTACCTGATGAAGCTACATCTCCTAGAAAATCTATTTGAGATAAAGTATCTATCAATGCAGTTATGTCATCAATAGTCGTTGATGAACCTAAAGTCAGTCCGTTAAGTGTTGAATCAAAAAAAGTATCTGTTTTTGTTCCACCAAATGGTGTTGTGTCAGTGTCCTCTCTATCAGTAAAAGCTGTTAATGTTGGCTGAGTAATTGGTGGTGATACTATGACCGAAGTTTCACCAGAGCTTAAACGGCCACCATCATCACGAAATTTAAGAATTACCTCCCCTGCAACTGCTGGAATCAAAGTTTCAGATATGTTTCCAGATAAGGCTGGGATAAGATCAACAGAGTTTGTAAAAGTTCCTGTGCCGTCAGTAAGATTACTGTGCCGCACTACCACGTTTCCACCATGGATCACGTCAACGTCTGTCGATTGATCGAAACGTAATCTAACGAAATCTTCATTTACAGGTTCTATAACTAGATTTTGCACATCTGCTGGAAGGGCAGTTTTTCCGACAGTATTAGCAGTAATAGTAGATGGAAGTGTACTTGGTTTTCCTAAGGCGTTATAACTAAAAACTCTTATTTCATAAGTTCCTAATTTAGTTTCAAAAATTGTAAAGTCTGGTCTTGTGACTCTTTCTGATATAAAATTTTCTTGATCTAATCTAAATTGAACCATATACTCAGTAACACCTTGAACAGGTTGCCATTGTATAAATAGTTTTGAAACTGCCCGATTATTTAAGGCAACAATTTGTTCAGTAGCCGATAAATTACTTGGTGGTGATTTTAGTGCGGTAAGTGTTGTTATGGTTTTTGTTTGAAGTGTTGATCCATCTTCTACAAAGTTATACTTTGATGAATTATGAGCAACAGCTTGTATTTCATACTCAAGCTGGTTTACTTCTTTTACAGAAAATACTCTGAATGTTTGAAGTGATAATGAGCTATTTTCGATAACCCAAACAGAGTTTGCTTGAGGGACAGAACTAAATGCAGATGAAACAGTAATAGTAGTTCCAGAAATACTAGAAATTGTTTTTGTTTCAAGAGTGCCGTCTGACAAGATAACAGATAAGGTTGCTGAACCAGTAGATGCAAGATCAGTATTGTTTGCATCATCTACTACTATCTGTGTTGTTGAAACTCCTGTTTTTATTCTTCCACCTCTTCTCACTCCAGCCCTCATTGGATCTTGTACAGATATTATTGTGCCAACTCTTACTATTGTTCCTGATTCTATAGATGTTTTAAATGAGCAAATTTCAGCCTCATTAGACTGTGTGTACAAAAACCACTTTCCGAGTCTTGCAGCTTGTCCTCTTGAGGTTGTCGCAAACCCTTTTAAATTACGAACAACAACACCATATTTAGCTTGTAATGCAGTATCTTCTACAGTTTCATAATCTATTTGCTGTGTTTCATTATCAAAATATCCAACATTAACAACAGTTGCTTTTGTTGATTTACTAGCGTTTGAATATGAAAATCCCTCTGCTGTTACATTGCTTAGATTGTAAATATAGCTTGGATCAGTAGGCCGATCTTGCGATATATTTATTACTCCAGCACTATAAAATGGCATTACTCTCATTACAGATGAAAGATCATTAATCAAAGAATATGCGTCACGCTGGGTATTTAAAACTACGTTTGTTGAAAACCTTGCCTCAGTATTTCCAGTTCCTGTCATGTCATCTACCTGTTCTGAACAATAGACAGAAGCTGAGTAAAAACTATAAACATCTAATTGTGTTGCGTCTATATGATCTCCAAAACCTTTCGAAGTTGTTAACAAGTCATAAAGCACCCATGCTGGATCGTTGGAGTATTCTTTGTCAGCTTTAAAAGTTCCATTAAAAGTACCTGAGTAAGATATTGAACCATCAGCCCTAACAGTACCATTATGAGGAATTTGTATTAGTGTTCCTTTGACTCTATACATTCGAGTCGGTACAGAAGGAAAAGTTTCAGCATCAAATCGTAATCCTACATGAGCAGAATTTGCATAAGCATTCGATTGATTAATAATTTCTGTAAAAGATGACCACTGAAAACTATCATTTAAAAATGAATCAGTGCTGTCATCAGTAGTTCTATTAACTCTGATAGTTACAGGAAAACTAGTCCCAGAGGGTAAATTAATTTTATAGTCTCTAAAATATGTACTTGCTGCTCTTCCTTTTACAGTATCTGTAATTACTGTTTGTGTTGTGCCGTCATTTTCTATGGTTTGAATTGTTAAAGCTACTTCAGCACCATTAATATCGCCATTATCTTCAAATTTTTGTAGTTGCGGAAAAGCAATTGTTACCCTAACAGCATCAATATTAGTATTTGTAATTGATCTTGAAACAGGTGCATCTTTTGTCACTGTTACACCAACAGCAGTTTCTGATTCACTAGATGAAATACCAGCAATGGCAGTTTGATTAGAAGTTCCAAATCTAGGCTCAAAGGTTATATTTTGAAAATTAAAATCAGTGCTTTCTGGACTTGTACCAGCAGCTTGTTGTAAGACTTGAGTTCCATTAAGAAATACGTCTTTAAGACTACTTGTGTTATATTCTGTTGAACCTTGTGAGCCAGTAGCAGAAGGAAAT